TTAAACAAAGCAATCAAACCTGTCAATCAATTAAGAATGATTGAAGACTCTGTAGTTATATACAGAATATCTAGAGCTCCTGAAAGAAGAATATTTTATATTGATGTTGGTAATCTTCCAAAGATTAAAGCAGAACAATATTTAAAAGATGTAATGAATAGGTATCGTAACAAATTAGTTTATGATGCATCTACAGGTGAAATCAGAGATGACAGAAATCATATGTCAATGTTAGAAGACTTCTGGTTACCTCGTAGAGAAGGTGGTCGTGGTACAGAAATTACTACACTACAAGGTGGACAAAACTTAGGTGAGATAGAAGATATAAAATATTTCCAAAATAAATTGTATCGTTCATTGAATGTACCTATTTCTAGAATGGAAGCTGAAAGTGGATTTAGTTTAGGTCGTGCTAGTGAGATTACTAGAGATGAATTAAAATTTACTAAGTTTGTACAAAGACTAAGAAAAAGATTTACCCCATTATTTACTGACATGTTAAAAGCTCAGTTAATTCTAAAAGGTATTGTTACCTTAGAAGATTGGATGAAAATGAAAGAACACATTCAATATAACTTTCTACAAGATGGTCATTTTGCTGAATTGAAAAAAGCAGAACTGATGCAAGATAGAATAGATGCATTAGGTTCTATTGAATCATACATTGGAACATTCTATAGTAAAACATGGGTACAAAAGAATGTATTAAATATGACAGAAGCAGAAATGGAAGAAATGCAAAAAGAAATTGCAATAGAAGCTGGAACTGATGTTGATGATGGTGGTATTGATGTACCAGATGGTACAGATGGTATTACTAGATATCCACAAGATTCTACAGGTGGATTTATATCTGCAGATGATTTAGAAGGCACTGACAGTGATGGTGTAAATAATAAAGGAGATGATAATGGAAACTAAAGATATAATAGATGCTTTATCTGATGGTGATAATCTAGAAGCTGAAAAAGCTTTTAAAGGTTCAATTGCTACAAAAGTTGGTGATGCATTAGAAACAAAAAGAAAAGAAGTTGCAAATACATTTGTTCAATCAACTAAGGTTGTGGATGATGGCAATAAAGTTTAATAGTTTTTATACACCTTTCTTAGAGAAAGATGAACACAAAAAGTCTAGGGAATATAAGAAACTATCCCCAAAAATGAAGTCTGCGGTGGATGATGTATTCGAAGTAATGGATGCTAAACCAAACGATTTCCTAAATACTTTTGATAAAACTATAAATACAGTTAGTAAGAAGAATAAGGTTCGTGAAAAAGAACTGATTTCGTACTTTGAAAGAGAAGTACTATCAATTTAATAGGAGTAGATAGATGGCATTCACAACAACAACATTAAGAGATACAGTAGTAAATGCTGCTGGAGCTGGTGGAACTGTAACAGTTTTAGTTAATATCTCAAATGATACAACTGCTACCAATGCTATATTAGATGCAAGTGGTTTAGATGGTCATGCCAATGGTGCAAAATTAGATATCAGTAGAATTTGGTGGGGTTTAGTACAAGGAACTGCTGATGACAACACTGGACATGTTCAACTTATTGAACAAGGCGACTCAGACTTAACATTAATTGACCTTGCTGGAACTGGTCACTATGATGGTTCTGCTGGATTAATTAAATCTAGGGCAGTAAATACAGGAGCTACTTCTGGTGATTTCGAAATGGCTTGTCTTGGTACATCTGGTTTTGTTTTAATAGAATTTAAAAAAGACGCTAATTACACAACATAGAGAGAATTATGAATAAAGTAAAATTAATATCTGAATCTATTGTACAAGATGTAGAGTATATTACAGAAGAAAAACAAAACGGAAAAAAAGATTACAAGATTAAAGGTATCTTTATGCAGGCCGACATTAAAAATAAAAATGGTCGTGTATATCCAATGGAAATACTTCAGAAAGAAGTAAAAAGATACAATGAAGAATTCATCAACGAGAAGCGTGCATATGGTGAATTAGGGCATCCAGAAGGCCCAACAATAAATTTAGAAAGAGCTTCTCACATGATAACTGCACTTTACCCTGACGGCAAAAACTTTATAGGAGAAGCTAAGATACTTGCGACACCTATGGGTGAAATCGTTAAGACTCTTATGGATGAGGGTGCTAAACTTGGTGTTTCTTCAAGAGGAATGGGAAGTTTAGAGGAAAAGAAAGATGGTGCAAGTTATGTGAGAAACGACTTCTATTTGGCTACAGCTGCTGATATCGTTTCAGACCCATCCGCTCCTAGTGCTTTCGTAGAAGGTATTATGGAAGGTAAAGAATGGGTATGGAATCATGGAGCACTTGTACAGTCTGAATTAGTAGAAATGAAAGAAAGAATTAATACTAGAATTCGGAAAAATCGTGCATTAGAAGAATCTTTGGAATTCGCAAAATTCCTTAAATTATTATAATGTATAAATAAATGATAATATACAAAAAAACATATTTAATTAATTAATTAAGTAATAAATTTAAATGGAGATATCCGATGGCAAATGAAATCGATAAAACTATTGAAGAATTAGAACAAGAAGTCATAAGTGAGCTTGAAGAAGCAGCGGATGCTCCTAAGAAAGGTGCAGCAAAAGCTGAACCTCAGTTAAAAGCTTCTGATGCTTCAAGTGTTACACCTGGCGGCGAGGTTCAAGATATGGGACCTGCTGTTACTCACCCATCTGACAAATCAGGACCTGGAACTGCTGCTGGTAAAAAAGCAAAAGAAAAATCAGGCGATGCTGCTCAGAAAAGTGAAGGTAAACCAGATTCTGGTGACAAACCTAATGATGGTCAAAAGAAAGTTGCTAAACCTTTAGCGGCTGGAGATTCTGTCGAAGTAAAAGATGACCAAGAAACTATTTCTGAAACTGAAGAAGTTAAAGAAATGGACAAAATGGAAATGATTAAAGCTATGAAGGACATGGAAACAGAAATGAAAGACATGCCTATGGAAATGGTCAAAGCCACTTACGACAAAATGAAAGAAATGATGTCTAAAATGGAAGGTGATACTTCTGAAGAAGACAAAGAAAAAGAAGCACTTCAAAAAGAAGCTGTAGAACTTAGAATTAAATCCATAGATGTTACAGAACACGTTGAAGCTCTTATGAGTGGAGAAGGTGACTTGTCAGATGAGTTTAAAACGAAAGCTGCAACTGTTTTTGAATCTGCTGTCAAATCAAAAGTTCGTGATGAAGTTACAAGACTTCAAGTAAACTATGACAATGAAATAGTAGAAAGTACTAAGTCTATCAAATCTGAATTATCAGACAAAGTAGATACATACTTAAACTATGTTGTTGAAGAATGGTTAAAAGAAAATGAATTAGCAGTAGAAAGAGGTCTTAAAGGTGAAATCGCTGAAGACTTTATTGCTGGTTTGAAACAGTTGTTTGAAGACCATTATGTTGACATTCCTGATGACAAATATGATGTACTACAAGCACAATCAGACAAAATTGCAGAGTTAGAAGAAAAAGTCAATAAGACTTTGGATGAATCAATAAACTTGAAAAAGGGAAATGATTCTTTAACTCGTAATAAAGTTATATCAGAGATGTCTTCTGATTTAGCTGATACAGAAATTGAAAAGTTTAAAGGTCTTACTGAAGATGTTGACTTCGGAAACGAAGAAGACTTTAAAGGTAAACTTGATACTTTAAAAGAAAGTTATTTCCCTAAGACAATTAAGGAAACTACTGTAAATATAGATAATGTAGAAACTGGCCCTGCACAGGACATTGATGTTACAGATTCGATGGCTGCTTATTCAAAAGCAATCGGAACTGCCGTCAAAGGTGCAAGTAAGTAATTATTATAAATAAAAGTAAATAAACGGAGAAAACTAAAAATGTTTCAAACAGAAAATTTACAAGAAAAGTGGTCGCCAGTCCTTGCACATCCCGATTTGCCAAAAATCGAAGATTCGTACAAAAGGGCGGTAACTACTGTAATTCTTGAAAATCAAGAAAAAGCTATTAAAGAAGATAGAAATTTTTTAAGAGAAGCAGCTCCAACAAACAGCACTGGTGCTGATGTT